GGTATTTAGCTTATGGACAAAATATGAAGAACGGATCTATCTCGAAACAATACACAAACAGCATCTTAGCCCGAGTCAAAGAGGTTTGTGGAACTGTTAGATATAGAGATCATACGGTCAAAGAGAGTTACGACTTTGCTATTCGGAATGCTGATACAGCACGAAAAGCGAAGATCACGCGAGAACATACTTTGAACCATGAATTGATACAAGACTGGGACGTTTTGTTGCAACAACTTGGGATGTGCAAGAGTAGAAAAGCTATTCTCAAGTGTGACGAGGTGTTTCCGAGCTTAATAGAAGACGGAAACAAGCCATTCAAACCCCGAATGGTTATCTCTGTATGCTCATTGTTAAACACATGGATGGCGCTTTCAGTCGATGCCATTCATGGAGCTTTAAAGCAAGACTTGATAGTTCTCGAAGCAGGAGGAGTTAATTTCTCTATTGCATTCTGTGCTGGGTTAGATTTAAAAAATCTGTCCATTCGCTTTTCCAATATTGTGTCCAAAAAAGGTATTGGGATATTGGTGGGTGGAGATGATTCCCTGGTCATAGATACGCGCGGAGTAAATCCTGTATTCGTAGAGCTGGATATGACAGCCTTTGACGCATCCATAGGTCCTCACTTGTTGCGACAGGAAAGGGAACTTTATCGTGAAATGATGAATTTAGACGCTAATGAGATAAAGCTCCTTGGGCAATTGCATGAATTGCCCATTGATTTTAAATTGGGAAATAAGGCGATCGGGTCTTATGCATTTAGAATCAATACCATCAACCGTTCCAGCGGGTACCCGGATACTTCTTTAATGAACTCTGTTACTAATGCAGCGTGTTTATTCACCGTATTAGCTGATGCGTTACATCAAAGAAGGGATCCACTTGAAGCATTAGTGCAGAATCTCTTTAACAAATTTGGCCTTCGTGCCAAAGAGTTAAATCGATCGATTCACAGCTACGATGTAAGTTTCCTAAGAGGTTTCTTTGTTCCCAGTGCTCACGTCAGGGGATGGACTACATCGGATTTCTGTTGGATGCCCAGCCTGGGCCGATACGTGAAATATGCCAAGACCTTCTCATGCCCTACACAGCTCTATCCAGGTGTAGGTTTCGCTCGAGCGAGCGAATTTTTCAACACAGATATGTTCTATTCCATAAAGACATTTCCTCATCCTGATTTTTTAGAGGATTTTTATGCCACCCTAGAGTATAAACGTCTAGATAGAGAGCCTAATGCGCGCGCGAATCCAATACATCGCTACCAGGTGCAAGCTCCTTCAGATGGTCAATATGTGGTAGACACATCGGTGTTAACAGCCAGGTACAGTTCTGATGTTACCTTTGAACTTGGCTGGACCAACGGAAAATTGGTGACTAACATGACGGCAGCGCTCATTAAAACACTCCTTGCTAAGGACTACGCATAAGTAGTCGTGACTTAGTAGTGGGGATTTTATTGACCGTGTAAGTGTTAGTTCACCAAACGTCTCGATACCGGGGGACGTTAAACTACTGGTATCGTCTAGGCTCTTGAAAAATTGATTAGTCTTTTAAACAAGAGTAAA